ATGGTCTCGTGACGGCCGCGCATGACCACTTCAACGGCGCTTACATCACCGGTGTCGTCCTGCTGGAAGGCGCCGGCAAAACGCAAAGCGACGCCGGCTGCGTTGACGGCACCGAACTGTCGCAGAGCAACAAGGTCGAGCCCGCCGGTCTTCCATTCGAACTGGATGCCGTCGTCGGAGAAACCCAGATCGGCCTTGACCGGGCCGTTCATGCCGCCGCCGCGATAGCTCTCCATCTTGCGGCCGAGCGGCGGCAGGGTGACGGACTTGACCACGCCGACGTAGCTGTTGGCATCGTTGAACAGGTTGAGATTTTTCAGTTTGCGCGGCAGGGCCATGGCGCCTTTCTCCGGTTAGCGGTTGATCTGGCTGGCGAAGGTGATGAGGTAGCGGTCGGTGATGCGCTGGCGCAATGTCAGATCTTCCAGCGGCGGGATCGGTGTGTAGTCGTAATCCAGCCAGAGCTTGCCGGCCTTGAGGGTGTCTTTCGTGTTGATGTCTTCGGGGTACCAACACCCGCCACCAACGAGATAACCGCCGGCAGTCTTGGTGCGAAACTCGGCGTTGACAGACTCAATCATGTCGCGCACCAACGAGGCGTGCAGAGGTTTGTCCATCGCCCACATCTGCGCGCCGGCCATCGTGTCGGCGAGCACTTGCGCGGTGCGGGTGTAGTTCTCGAAAGCGAACTGCGGATCGTCGCTGCTGGTGCGGCTGCCCCAGAAACGGAAGCCGCGTTCGTTGATCAATGTGGTGACTTCATGAGCGTTGAGGTAGTTGGCATCGGTCGCCGGGTTTTGCAGATCCCAGAACACGTCGGCATTGATGCCTGTCACGCCGCTGACGGCTACGTTGGACAGAGTTTTATGCCAGCCGGTTTGCTGATCGATCTTGGCGCGGAGGCCCAAAGCATTCGCCACTGCGATGGCCTTCGAGACTTGATTGAGCGTCCTGTTCCAGCTCTGGAAGTCTGGCCAGATAACCATGACCTCTCGCGCGCCAAAATTGCGCCGGTAGGCGACGGCTTCTTCCTTGGTTTGGCAATTCCAGGCGCTGATGTAAGCGAAGGCGCGAAGCTGTTGCGCGACAGCGACCAATGCCGTGGCGACCGCCAAAGAGTCGAGTCCTGGAACGCCGAGAATGCGTGGCACCATGCCCAGCCTCGATTTGGCGGCGAGCAAGGCTTTCATGCCCGTGTACTTGCCCGTCTCGGTGGTGGTACCGATCAAGGCACTGGTGGTTTCCGCCTCGTCTTGGCCTTGTTTAACCCGCACGACGATGACGTAGGGTTTGGTTTGGCTGGCGATGGCTTGCAGGCTGGCGGCCAACGTTCCTGTTTCTCCAGCCTTGCCCAAGGCGCTCTGGACATTGGTGACCAACACAGGCGTATCCAGCGGGAAAGTTGCCGCGTCGGCATCATCGGCTGTGCAAACCATGCCGATGACGGCGGTCGGAATTGTGCGAATCGGGCGTGAGCCATCGTTGAGTTCGATGACCCGGACGCCGTGAAGAAAGTCGGACATGGAAGCGGCCTGTGCATGAGGTGGAGTCGATGCACAGGTTGCCGCTGTCGGGTGCTTACGTCGCGCGCCAGACGTTGTAGGCTCAACGGCTACAGTCGGCGGTGTTACCGGGGTTGGAGTGAGGAAGGCGGTATCGGCCATTCAATGATTTCGGGAAAGTGCTCCTGCTGTTCGATGCGATTCAGTTCGACGCTGTAGCGCATCCAGTCATCCAGCAATTTCAGTTCGCTCGGAGTCGCGGTACCAAGTTTTTCGGCGTATTGCAGCGGTGCGATGCGCAGCTGTGATGCTTGCAGTGAACTGTCTCGTCGATCAAGTGCCATCGCGCTCTGTGAAGCCCTCCGAGCGGATGTATCGACTACCCATTGATTGCGTTTCCAAATGAAATGTTCTCCAGGCCATGGGTCGCGCGTCACGCTTTGCGGAAGATCGCCGAGAGCGTCCCATGCCTGTGCCGCTCCGTCCTCCGTGCGGAAAACCGTACCGCGCAGATCCAGAATCTGCTGAGGTTTGCCCTTGACCATCGCCCAGGCATGATCTGGTTTCGGTGGTGCAAGCTCCTCGGGCAATTGAACCGCATTAGCCGGTAATTGTGGGCCGAAGCCCGGTATGGGGGGAAACGTCACAGGACCGGACAAGGCCCCGGCCGCGTCTATCAGATAAGTGATCATAGAGTCCTCAGATCATTTTGATGCAGCCAGGGTAGGCAATGTTTCTAGGGCGAGTTTCTGCGTCACCAATGTGGCCGATGTAGGAAGGCGAAACATTGTGTGAGACGACGTGTTGCAAACCAGCGCTGCCACGCGCAACGGAGGCGGGGACCAGAGAGTCGAGATTGCCCACACCTTGTCCTAGCGACACGGAATGTGTGTGATCACTGAACGCATCTGAAGTCCATGAGCCTGCGATACGACCGGCGACTTGCCATGTTCCGTATCCGTCCTTTTCGGATTTGCTGGAAACGACAATTTCCCCATCGTTCACTTTGGTGATCTTGCTTCCCCGAGGCAGATGACGACCTTCGATGAGCATCCCAGGTACGAGACGGGCATGAGTTCTGATTTCTGTAATGACTGAACTGCCCTTTTTGGCAATGCCGGTCACATGGGTTCTATCAACCCCGCGCCCTTGATCGAGCACTCGTAGAAACTCACCTCGCGCCTCGGGTGAGCGAAAGGTCGTGCGACCATCTCCACTGCTCCATGCGCCTTCCATCCGCTGCTCTCGTTCTGCATAGAGCATGCCTGACTGTTGCGCGTGATCCCAAAGCCAGGGCCATTCAGCTCTCTTGAGTAGTTGCCCGTTCAGCGGGCCGTAACCGCCAGGGTTGAACGCTGTAGTGGTTTCAAATACTGGACGTCCAAGGGGAGTGCTGTCGAAGCGCCCAACCGGCCACCAGCTTCCTGTGCCGTCGCTGCGCAGGTGCCACCAATCCCCCGCGCCCATTAACACCATAAAGGGATAACCAGTCGGGTTTAGATGCGTGTGAAATTTCAATGTGTCCTTGTCCGTCGCTCGGACGATCAGCCGATGAATACTGTTGTCTGTGCGGTAAACGATGATGTCACGTCCGCTGATGCTCGCATCAGAAGAGGGCAGCTCAATGGTCAGCGAAGAGGCAGCGGCATTGGCTAGAACAAGGCCCAGCTCGCTCGGCTTTAGGGTTCTGTTTGAAGATAACCTGATGACAACAGATCCGATTCTGAGAGCGCGATCTACGTAGTCGCGCGTGGCCAAAACCACCGAAGGATCAATTTTCAGCTCTATGTCTGATGTACCACTGGTGGTGATGTGCATTCGCACAATCTGATTGCGGCCCGAGCCCTGTGCGAGCAGTGGTTTGTAGCTTGGCGCGACGTTAGCAACCGCCGAGAAAACCCCGGCATCGTCCTCAAGAGCCAGCTCGCGTATCCACCATCCGCCCACATCTGGGGGCAGCACCAGTTCGGCGATCAGGATATTTTCATCAGTGGGCGAGACATACAGGTTATTGAGCGGGGCGCGGTATCGCTGATTTATGAGACTGGTTTGCTCTGCGCTAGGTACAGGATCCGAACCGTTGGCGTCGCCAAGCAGCATATAACTTGGTTTCCATCTGACGCCTAGCGCGTCACAACGGGTTTTCTTGGCAGCGCCCAGTGTCGTCAGCATGCCGCCGAAAATAGAGTTCTGATCAACCATGGGGATATACGTCCAGTTCGTCGAGGGTGTAGATGCTCACGCCGCTGTAACCCCGGACGGATACGTCGATGTCCGGGTTGCTCCAGGGATACACGTCGATTTCGTCGCCGTCGTAAACGGCGAAGCCAGCGAAGGCGTCGAGCCGGGTTTCAAGAATGATGTCGAGGCCGGTGAGGTGGCGGGTGAGTGGCTTGGCGTCGTCGATCAGCCAGACCAGTTCCTGGTACATCGCTTCGGTGATGCCGGAGTCGAGGACGCCGATGCGCAACGCGAAGGTGCCCGGTGTGCCAAGTGGAACGGTCTGCCACCACTCGGCGACTTCGATCAGATAACCGAGCGGTTCAACTACCCGGCGCAGTGCGCCGATCGTGCCCTTGTGCGAGTGCACGTAATACGCGGCGCGGCAGGCGGCACGCTTGGCGGCTTCTGACCATTTGCTGTCCCAGCGATCCACCGAAAACGCCCAAGCCAAATACGGCAATAAGGGCAGGGGACACTGGTCTGGGCTGTAGAGCGTGCGCAACGGAATCGGCACGCGCTGGATTTCTGCCAAGGCCTGCGCGGCTTGGCGTTCCAGTGGTGTCGAGTTGCCGGGTAGCAGTGGCTGATAGGTCATTACTCCACCCCCAATGTCAGTTCCACGCTTGTGCAATACGGCGCCTGGTACTTGGTGGCGACGATGTCTTCCCAGTCTTCCAGCACTACTTTGCGCACGCCCTCGACGTGCAGCGCGGCATGCACGATAGATTCGGAAACCTCCAGTGCCAGGCGCCGGCGCTGGTGCACGAACTGGAGCAACTGGGCTTCGGCTGCTGCGAGGACCAATTCGGTTTCCGGGCCATTGCTCAACGGGTAGATTCTGGCTTTGATCTGGTAATTGACGATCTCCGCACCCTGGACGGTAAGGCGATCCGCGACGGGGCGGCGGTCGTCGTCGCTGAGGTAAGTTTTGACCTTGTCGAGCAGCGCCGGCGACGCGGTGCCATCTCCCAGCACGGATTGCACGGTGACCACGGCTTCGGCCGGTGCCGGGCTTTCGGCAGTGGCGTCGGCGACCTGACCGTCAGCGGACCGGGCATGAAAGATATAGCTGTTGCGCGGGCCGGCGGTGCTGAGGCCTTCCCATGCCATTTGCGCGCGTTCGCGCAGGCTTTCTTCGCTTTCCATCAGCTTGGGAAGGGGCGGTACGGCTGTCGGGTTTTCAGTCTGGATGACCAGCCGCTTCACGTTGAAGTTGGCGGCGAGCTGTTCGAGGTCGGTGCCCTTGGCCAGGGCCAGCATGTTAGCAACCGAAGC